AAAGATCTGGCGAATTAGAACGAAGATATGAAAGTGAAATGTTAAGAGCATTAGATGCTGATAACCAAGGAACATCTAGTTTCATTTCACCACAAACATTCTATGGAGATGGAGTATAATGGGTAAGTATGCATCAGGTAAGAGATCATTAGCAATATCAGATAGGTCTGGTATGGCTTTTCCATATACTGAAATGGTTAGAGAGTGGAATGGATCTTTAGTTCACACTTCAGAATATGAACCAAAGCAACCACAACTTGAACCAAAACCAGTTGGTTCTGATCCACAAGCTTTATTTAATCCGAGACCACAACCCGCATCAAAGGCAAGTTTAATTCTTTTAGACTCTAATCCCTTTACAAGTGTAATTTATGGTGGAACGACTTATGTAAATGTTTTTTCAGAAGACCATCAAAGAGCAGCAGGCTCTGTTGTTAGATTTAGAGGAGCACCAGTTGTAACTTCAGCAGGACCCGCTGGATCAGATTTAATTGAACAACCTAAATTAAGAAACTTACAAGCATTTGCAACTATTCCAACATTTGATAATGTAAGTGATTTAAATAATGCAAATGGATTTACAATTGCTTTGGGTCAAATAGATTCTTCAGGAACTGTTACAGGAGCTACAACTTCTGATCCTTTAACAGATCCAATAAATTATTTTTATATAACAAGTACAAGTGCTGCAACAACTGGCGGTATATCAGGCGGTGGAGATAATACTTCAGCAGGCCCAGTAACATTAGGAGTAGTAAACGGATAATGGCATATACTTTAGCAGAATTACAAACAGATATAAGAGGATACACAGAAGTAGATAGTAATGTATTTACTGATGCTGTTCTCTCCAGAATTATAAAAAATGCTGAAAATAAAATTTACAGAGAAGTTGATTCTGATCAAGATAGGCATTACGCAACATCTTCATTAATTATAGGTAACAGATACGTTACGATACCCTCAGACTTAAGATTAATTCGATATGTTCAACTTAAAGATTCAGCCGGTAATCAATACTATTTAGAACAAAGAGATACGACTTTTATGGCAGAATACTATTCTGATCCAGGTAGTAGTTCTGTGGATATACCTAAATACTATGCTAATTGGGATGAAAATTTCTGGGTAGTAGCCCCTACACCTGATAAAACCTACGAAATTACTTTAGGTTATAATAAGGAACCTACAAGCATTGTAACAGACACCGCAGGGACTTTTCTGTCAAATAAATATGCAGATTTACTTTTATATGCTTGTCTAGTAAACGCATATGGGTACTTGAAAGGTCCAGCAGATATGCTACAATACTATTCACAGGCTTACGAAAAAGCTTTACTATCGTATGCGATCGAACAACAAGGTCGAAGACGCCGAGACGAATATGCTGATGGAGTTATTCGTACCGTTTTGGAATCCAAAAATCCATCAAGCAATAAATAAGGAGATAAAATATGGCAAACATTATTCCATTCGCATTTAGAGGAGAACTTTTTTCAGGTACTCACAATTTTGCATCTGGAGGTGACGCATTTAAAATAGCGTTGTATACGGCTAATCCATACACAACAGCAAGTACGACTGTAAGTGCAACCGATGAAGTTTCTTCAGCTGGTGGTTCAAACTACACAAGAAAAGCTTTAGGTTCACAAGCAGTAGCTTCGAGCACAGCAGTTGCTTCAGTTGACTTTGCTGATTCTACATGGAGTAGTGCAACTTTTACTGCAGCGTTTGCAGCTATTTATAATGATGACAAATCAGATAAATTGTGTGTGGTGTTAGATTTTGGCGGAAACAAAACTTGTACTAATGGTACATTTACAGTTTCTTACCCAGATCCATCAACACCCGCTAATGCAATTATAAGTATGAGTTAAGGAGATTAAATGGCTTTAGTAATTAATGATAGAGTAAAAGTAACAAGCACAACTACTGGAACAGGTGCATTTGCACTTGGTTCAGCGGTAACTGGTTTTGAAACTTTTGCACAAGGAATAGGAAACAGCAATGAAACTTATTATTGTATCTTTAATCAAGGTACAAGTGAGTTTGAAGTAGGACGTGGTACATTAGATGGAACAAGTGCTAACTTAGCTAGAACTCAAGTTATCTCCAGTTCTAACTCAGATTCTGCTGTTGACTTTTCTGCGGGCACAAAAGATGTATTTTGTACTTTACCAGCAAGTAAATCGGTTTACCTAGATGCATCAGGTAATCCAGTAGGAGCAGCGTCAGCTGGCTTTGCATTAGCAATGGCGGTGGCGTTATAAATAGGAAAAAAATATGGCACAAGATTTTAGAAACGTACTAGTTAGAACAATTGGAACAAGTGATACTACTTTATTAGCAGCAGGAAATTATGACGCGGTAATAGGTATTAGATGTTGCAATATTTTAACATCAACTATTGCTGTTGACGTTAAAATTGCTAAAGGCGGAGCTGATTACTTTATAGCTAAAGGAGTTAGTATTCCACCAAATAGCGCTATTGAATTAATTCAAGGTGGCGCTAAGATTGTTTTACAAAGTGGCGATACATTAGAAGCAGTTTCAGATACAGCTAGTAGCTTAGATGTAACTCTTTCTTATATTGACACAATTAGTTCGTAGGAGGAATTATGACAGCAGTAATAAATGGCATTCAATACATTGGCGGCCAAACATCGGCAAATGAATTTATAAACAATCAAGCTGGTACTATTGATGGTACACAAACTGTTGAGAACGCTGTTCTCGCAGGTCCAGTTACTTTCCCAGGAACTGTAACCGTAACAGGAGTATTAGTCATTGTCTAAAATAGAAGTAAATACAATTGATAAACAAAATGGCTCAACGGTTACCGTTGGTGGTCCTGGTACAAATATAGTTTTAGGGACATCAGGCCAAAGTGTAACTTTGGGATGTGGAGCCACACAAACAGGATTTGGTAGAACAGGAACTGTTAACTGGTGTACAACGGCTAAAACTTCTCCTTTGACAGTTGCTTCAGGCAATGGATATTTTATTAACACCAGTGCCGGAGGAATTACCGTAACTCTGCCTTCATCACCAAGCGCCGGCGATATTGTGGCATTCAAAGATTATGGAAACACTTGGCAAACAAATGCAGTCACTATTTGTAGAGGTGGATCAAAAATTAATGGTGGTTGTTTTAATGGTAGTTTAAACACAAAATCACAATCAGTAACTTTAATATACGTTGATGGAACTAAAGGTTGGCAAGATATCCATGATTCAACTGCTAATGTTTCAGGTGTACCTACTTTTATAGTCGCTTGTGGAGGAACAGTTACAGAATCAGGAGATTTTAAAATTCATACATTTAATTCAACAAGCACATTTACAGTTTGTACAGCACCTACACCAGCAAACAATAATATATCTTATATGGTTGTTGCAGGAGGAGGTGGAGCTTCTGAAAATATTGGTGGAGGTGGAGGTGCAGGAGGATTTAGAGAAGGTAAAACTCCAGCAACACCTTATACATCTAGCCCATTAGTAGCTCCAGCAGGATTACCTGTTTCAGCAAGTACAACTTACCCAGTAACAGTAGGTGCTGGAGGCGTAGGAGGTGCTTTTGCTTGTGCAGCAAATGGTGCTGATTCTATTTTTTCATCAATAACAAGTGCCGGTGGCGGTAAAAGTGGAGATTCAACAGGTGGTGGTCCAGTTGCAACTGGTCAAGCTGGTGGTTCAGGTGGTGGTGGAGCATCAGGAACTTCGGGCAATCCTGGAGGTGCAGGTAATACTCCACCCGTAAGTCCACCTCAAGGTAATTCAGGTGGTAATGGTTCAGGTCCTGGAGCATTTCCACAATTAGGTTCTGGAGGTGGAGGTGGAGCAACAGCATCTGGTGTTACTGGAACTACAAGTGCTTCAGGAGATGGTGGTGCAGGAGCATCAACTGAAATATCAGGATCAGCAGTTGTAAGAGCTGGAGGAGGTGGTGGCAGAACTTACACATGTTCAAGTAATGGTAGTGGAGGAACTGGTGGAGGTGCCCCAGGAGGAGCGCCAGGTCCATCAAGAAATGGTACAGCTAACACAGGTGGTGGCGCTGGTGGTGGTGCTGGTACTGGAGGATCAGGAGTAGTAATAATAAGATATAAATTTCAATAGATAAATTATGAGTGAAGTAAAAGTAAATAAAGTAAGCCCAAGATCTGGAACAGGTCTACAACTAGGAGATAGTGGAGACACTATAACTATTCCTTCAGGCGCAACTCTAGCTAACAGTGGTACTGCTACAGGTTTTGCTAGTATTGCTTGGCAATCAAGTATTGTTACAGCAGCAACTTTAACCGCTGATGCAAATAAAGGATATTGGATTGACACAAGTTCAAATGCTTGTACAGTTACTTTACCAGGTTCAGCGAGTGTAGGGGATCAATTATATTTCGTTGATTATGCAAGAAATTTTGCAACTAACGCATTAACTATAAATCAAAACAGTTTAAATTATCAAGGTAATACTTCACCTAATCCAGTATATGATACAAATGGTCAAGCCATTGCTATTGTTTATTCAGGAGCAACTAAAGGTTGGATTCCAACTAGTGATGATGATGTTACTATGGAAACACCACAAAGCATAGATATTGAATATTTAATTGTTGGTGGTGGTGGTTGTGGCGGAATTGGTGGTGGTGGAGAAGGTCAAGGTGGTGGTGGTGCTGGAGGATACAGAACAAATTTTGGAGGAACTGCTTTAGGAATTACACAAGGTAGCACTTATACTGTTACTGTTGGTGCTGGTGGAACAGACGATAAGACTTTAGGTAATGCTGCTGAAAATGGTGGTGATAGTTCACTTGCAGGTACAGGAATAACAACCCTTACTGCTACTGGAGGTGGTGGTGGAGGTGCAAATTCAGCTGGTGCCGCTGGTGGATCGGGTGGTGGCGGAGGACGCAACCAAAGTGGTGGTGCTGGAAATACTCCATCAACGAGTCCAGTACAAGGATATGCTGGTGGTAATGGATCAGCAACCGAAGGTGGAGGTGGAGGTGGCTCTAGTGGTGTTGGTGCAAACTCAGTAGGAGGAGGTGCTGCTGGTAATGGAGGAAATGGTACAGCAAACTCAATATCAGGAGCTTCAGTAACTTATGCTGGAGGCGGTGGTGGTGCTGGTCAAAGTGGTTATTCTTCTGGTGGTGGAAGTGGTGGCTCTGGCGGTGGAGGAAACGGCGGTTTTGGTGGAGCAGGTTCTAATGCAACGGGCGTTGGCTCGGGTGGTGGTGGAGCAAGTAATAGTGCTGCAGGTGGAACAGGTTCAAATGGAACTGTTATAATTAGAATGGCAACTTCAGATTATTCTGGAACACAAACTGGAGGGTCAGTTACCACAGATGGTGGTGACACAATAATAACATATACAGCAAGTGGGAGCTTTGTAGCATAATGGCTAGATTTGCAAAATTAGGTTTAAATGGTAAAGTAGAAGAAATTTATTTAGTTGACGATAGTATAGCAATTAATGAAAAAGCTGGTATAGACTATTTACAAAAACTTTTTAATAATTATCCTTTTTGGAAACAATCTTTTACAGATGGAACTAGAAAAAATCCTGCTGGAAAAGGAATGATTTATGATGATGATAGAGATGCTTTTAGAGCAAAATATGGACCTTATTCATCTTGGGTTTTAAATGAAACAAATTGTCAATGGGAAGCACCTGTTGCTTATCCGGATGATGGAAAAAATTATAAATGGGATGAAACAACGACACAATGGGAATTAAATGACTAGTACAATTAAAGTAGATAATATTAACAAAGTTTCAGATGATTCAACAATTGTAAAAAAATGTGGATCAACAACTACAGTTGGATCAGGTTCTGGTCAAACAATTGTTGTAGATGGTACAACAGTAACTTTAGGTAGATGTGGTGCAACAGTTTCATTAGCTTCAGGTGCTACAGCTGCAGGTTTTGGATCTACAGGTGAAGTATCATGGAACACAACAAAAATTACAGCAGATCCAGGTCCAGCAGTTTCTGGAGTTGGATATTTTTGTGATACAAGTTCAGGATCATTTAATGTAACTTTACCGGGTTCACCAAGTGCTGGCGCAGTTGTGGCTGTATCAGACTATACAGGAACTTTTGGTAGTAATAGTTTAACTATAGCAAGAAATGGATCAAACATAAATGGTGCAGCTAATAATTTTGTTATTGGTAAAAGTAATGTAACAGTTCAATTTATTTATGTAGATGCTACTGAAGGATGGAGAATAGTATTTACAGGTTCACAAACAGATGAAGGATTAACAGAAGGATATTTAACTGCCTCTGGAGGTAATACAATTTTAACTTGTGGTAATTTTAAAACACATGTATTTACATCAAGTGGAACTTTTACAGTTTCAGCTTTAGCGTGTGCACCAGCTAACGATGTAGTTCAATATATGGTAGTAGCTGGTGGTGGTGGGGCAGGTAGATCAGGAGGCGGTGGTGGCGCTGGTGGTTGGAGAAGTTATAATGCTTGTTCACCTGCAAGTCCTGCTAATGGTCCCGCAACTTTACCCGTATCAGTTCAAGGTTATCCAGTTACCGTAGGTGCTGGAGGACCAGGTGGTGATTCAGATTCAACAACTCAACCTGGTACAACAGGTTCAGCTTCAACTTTTTCAACAATAACATCAGCCGGAGGTGGTGGTGGCGGAAACTATAATACTTCAGGTGGAGCAAGACCAGGCGGTTCAGGCGGTGGTGGTGGAGCCGGTTCAGCTACAGGTGGCACAGGTAATGATCCACCAGTAACTCCAGCGCAAGGAACTAATGGTGGTAATTCTACTGGAGGAAGTCCAAATTTAAGTCAAAGAGGTTTTGGAGGTGGCGGCGGTGCAGTTGATGCAGGAACTGCCGGATCATACCCTAATACAGGTGGACAAGGTGGAGACGGAACTTTTGTACCAACTGGTTGGTTTGGACCAACATCTGCAAGTTATGGAACACCGGGTCCAGTAGCAGGAAGATTTTTTGGTGGTGGAGGTGCAGGCGCAGCTTGTACATCTATTAATGTTGATGGAGGAGTAGGTGGTGGAGGCAGAGGTAGTTCAGGACCTCCAGCCCCTTTAGCAGCAACAGCAGGAACTGCAAATACTGGTGGTGGCGGTGGTGCACAAAATAACGAAAATGGATTAAGTGGAGGATCTGGAGTAGTTTTAATTAGGTATAGATATCAGTAGTTGAATGATAATTAAAAATAATATATAAGGAAAATATTATGGCACATTATGCAAAACTAGGCGCAAACAATAAAGTTATCAGCGTAGAAGTTGTAGCTGACAAAGATTGTAAAAATGCTGATGGTATTGAAGATGAAGAAGTAGGAAGACAGTTTTTGGAAAGAATCCACAGCTGGCCTCTTTGGAAAAGAACATCTTATAATACATTTCACGCCCAACATAGATTAGGCGGAACACCTTTTAGAGGTAATTATGCTGGTATAGGTATGACTTACGATGAAGATAATGATATTTTCATTAGTAAAAAACCTTATGCAAGTTGGACTTTAAATGTGGCAGAAGCAAGATGGCAATCACCAGTAGGTGATGCACCAGCACTATCTGAAGAAGAAAAAGGCACACATTATTATGCGTGGAATGAATCTACAGGTGCTTGGGATAAAGTAGCTATATAATCATATTGACATTTTAATTAGATTTAATTACATACTAAATAGGTATGCACAAGAAAGTATTAACAGAAGTTGACTTATATTACGGTGAAGTGGCTATGCCAAAAGGCTTTGAAATTGATCGTAATAGAATAAAAAATGATATCTTAAAATCATTTGTTACTTCAGATAGAATAAATAATAATCCTCAATCTTATTCTTATAAAGATTACAAAGTGCCTTTCTCTCAACCATTACAATGGATGCAAGACTACATTAGAGATCATTGGAGAGTAGAATATGAACGCACATTAGTTCCACAAACTATATGTGCTAACATTTTACACCCCAAAGAACAGTCGTGGACAAGACATCGGGTTGATCCTGTTGACTTGCGTCATTCACCAGATTACACACTTATTTATGGTGTTAATGTTAACGAAGATTCTTCAAAATGTATTGTTGAGTATGATGATAATAGAAGAAAAAATAGAACTTGGCAGATGCCTATAAAGAATAATCATTTTATTATGTTTCCTGCTAACAATAGATATTCTATTTCACCCAATACTTCTAATGGTTTAAATATAATTTTAACAATTAATTATGAATACATTTGATTTTATAGAAGTTTATAAATTTCCTCCTCACTTATGTGATAATTTTATAGAATATCATAAGAAAAACACAGAATATAAACAAGAGGGTAAAGTTGGTAATGGTAATATAAGAAAAGATATTAAACAATCTACTGATGTAATTTTTTTTAATCCAGTAAATGTAAAGTTTATAAAAGATTTTTTTGATTTACTTACAAAAGCTCTTATACATTATACAGATAAATATAAAGTTTCAGTAAATTTAAAAACTCAAGACCATCATTTTATTCAACATTACAAAAAGAAAGAAGGGTTTTATCAAACTCATTATGAAAGAATGAGCAGAGACGCTGCTCCACGAGATATAGTTTACATGTTATATTGTAATGATGTTAAAGAAGGAGGAACTAATTTTCCATTTCAAAACAAAAAACTTGATTGTATAAAAGGAGATCTGGTCTTATGGCCTGCTCACTTTACACATCCTCACCATGGAGTGATATCAGAAGATGAGGAAAAATATATTGTAACAGGGTGGTTTGAAATAAAATGAATATAACTAATTACTATTGGTACTTTCAATCTGCTGTGCCCGAAAGAATATGCGATATGATTGTACAATATGGCAAAGCTGAAAAACAAAGAGAGATCATGGCCATTACAGGTGGCTTTGGTAGAGATAGAGATTTAAATAAAAATCCTCTTAACAAAGATGAAATAAAAGATTTACAAAAGAAAAGAGATTCAAATGTTATATGGATGAATGATAGGTGGATATATAAAGAAATACAACCTTATGTTCATATGGCAAATAAAAATGCAGGTTGGAATTATGATTGGGATTATTCAGAATCCTGTCAATTTACAATTTATAAAAAAGGTCAATACTATGATTGGCACTGTGATAGTTGGGATAAACCTTATGCGCAAGAAGGACCTATAAAAGGAAAAATTAGAAAATTATCTGTGACGTTGACGTTAACAGATCCAAAAGAATACAAAGGTGGAGAATTAGAGTTTGATTTAAGAAATGAAGATCCTGATAAAAAACCTAATTTAAGAACGTGTACAGAAATATTACCAAAAGGCTCTTTGGTTGTATTCCCTTCATTTGTATGGCATCGAGTAAAACCAGTAACTAAAGGAGAAAGGAATAGTCTAGTAATATGGAATCTAGGTTATCCATTTAAATAATATGAATAATATAAAACAAGGTGGAAGTAGCACACCGCAAAAACCAGAAGGACATGTAGATTTTAAATCTGCATTTTATTTTCAAACACCTGTGTGGACTGCAGAAGCTCCTATGTTTTTGAAAAATGCAATTAAAGTAACAGATAAATATATAAAGAAAGCAGAAAAAAATTTAAGAGATAAATTAAAGAATGAACCTAAATGGAAGAGAGACATAGGAACATTTGGTTTATCATATCATAGTGAAAGTTTTTCTCAAGATCCTAAAATAAAAGATTTAGTTCAATTTATAGGACAAAGATCTTATGAATTTTTAGATTGGTCAGGTTTTAATTTACAGAATCATAGTTTACATTTTACAGAATTTTGGGTTCAAGAGTTTAGTGAAAAAGGTGGAGGACATCATTCAACTCACGCACATTGGAATCAGCATGTATCAGGATTCTATTTTTTAAAGTGTAGCGAAAAGACATCCTTTCCTCTTTTTCACGATCCAAGACCTGGTGCTATAATGACAAAGCTACCATTAAAAAATGAGAATCAATTATCAATGGGTACCAGTATAGTAAATTTTAAACCTACACCAGGAACAATGGTTATTTTTCCAGGTTATGTTCCACATGAATATGCAGTAGATCCGGGTTTAGAACCTTTTAGATTTATACATTGGAATATAAAAGTTGTTGAAACAGCAATATCAAAAGAAAAGAGTATTAAATGAGTTTTAAAAAAAATAAATACATAGTTATTAAAGAAGCTGTACCAAAAGATATAGCAACATTTGTGTACAATTATTTTTTAATGAAACGACAAGTCGCTAGAACTTTATTTGATGAAAGATATATATCTCAATTCACAGAAGAATGGGGAACGTGGAGCGATCAGCAAGTGCCTAACACTTATTCTCATTATGCAGATATAGCTATGGAAACTTTGTTAATGAGAACCTTACCTATTATGGAAAAGAAAACAGGATTAAAATTAAATCCAACTTATTCGTATGCAAGAATATATAAAGCTGGTGATGTTTTAAAAAGACACAAAGACAGATTTAGCTGTGAAATATCTACTACCTTAAACCTTGGTGGTGATCCTTGGCCAATACATTTAGAACCAAAGAAAAATGTAGGTATCCCTGATGGTAAAAAAATAACCGTATCTAGTGATAACAAAGGTATAACAGTTAATTTAAAACCTGGTGATATGCTGGTTTATAGAGGGATGGAACTAGAACATTGGAGAGAAGAGTTTCAAGGAGATGACTGCGCTCAAGTTTTTCTTCATTATAATAATCAAAAATCTAAAAATGCAGATCAAAATATATACGACAGAAGACGTCATTTAGGACTTCCAGCCTGGTTTAAAAAGTGATATAGTCTTTAGATGGGGACAGTGAATCCACCACATACCTCACTGTTCCCTTTTAAGGATTATTTATGAGTTTAGGATTTGACGCAATATCAGCATTACCATTCGCTACATCAGGACCCGATTCAGATGTACTAGTATCAACTACGGGTAATGCATTAACTATCACAATAGGAAGTGTAGGTATTATTGCTGATTCTGTTGTTCAAGATCCTGATCCAAATCAAGTAACATTAGGGTTAGGGACTTTAACCATTACTGGTGATGCTAACTTTAGTGTAACTGGAAACGCTACATCTTTAGGTTTAGGGTCGTTTACGGTAACAGCTGACGCTAATCATACAGTCACTGGAAACGCATTGACGTTAGCAACCGGAAGTGTTACAATAACCGGAACTGCTTTAGTAAATCCTACAGGAAGTGGTTTAACATTAAATACTAACGAAGCAGGCGTTATTACATGGAATGAGATTGTACCTGGAGCAAATATGGTTTGGACACCAATAGATCCAAGTTAAAATTATGGCATCAACATTTTCAACAGATTTAAAATTAGAATTAGTAGCAACCGGTGAAAAAGCAGGTCTCTGGGGAACTATTACAAATACAAATTTACAGATATTAGAACAAAGCGCTAGTGGTTATTTAGATTTAAGTCTGGCTAGTGGTAGTGTAACTTTACTCTTATCTGATGGTGCAGCTTCTAATGGTAAAAATTTTTATTTAAAACTATCAGGTAATTTATCTACTAACACAACTTTAACTATGCCTTCTGGCTCTGAAAGAGTTTGGGTAATTAGTGATGAAACTAATAGAACATCAGCTAAATATACTTTAAGTGTAACAACAGCTAGTGGTACAGCAGTGCCAGTTCCAAATGCTGCTACTCTTTTATGTGTATCTGATGGTACAAATACAGTTACAAGAATTATAGAAAAAGGATATTACACAATTGATTCATCATCCGTAACAACATACACAGCTGTAGCAGGTGATCAAATCCTTGCTAACACAACAGCCAACCCAATCACAGTAACACTACCAGCTTCACCAGCCACAGGTGATGAAGTTTCATTTTTAGATGCAAGAGGAACATTTGCTTCTAACAATTTAATCGTTGATAGAAATGGTCAACCAATTAATACAGGAACTTCTAATCTAACTCTAAATACAGCAGGTCAATCTTTTACACTTGTCTACGTAGATTCTACAAGAGGCTGGGCTTATAAAACAAACACAGCATAGGAGCTAACAGATGGCTCTTCAACAAATTAAATTTGCGCCAGGAATAGATCGACAGGATACTTCTGTTGGTGCCGTTGGTCGTTGGACCGATTCTGATTTAGCACGATTTAGATATGGACTTCCAGAAAAAATAGGTGGGTGGCAATCACTTCTTACCGACACTATTGTAGGTGTAGTGAGAAAAGAATTTGCATTTGTAGATTTAGATGGAAATAGATACGTAGCGTTAGGCACAGACAAATTTTTATTAATTTATTTTGAAGGTCAACTTTTTGATATTACACCTTTGAAAGCTGATATTACTGGTGCAACACTTTCAACAAACTCTACAACAACAGTTACAATAACAACTTCAGCAGCACATGGAATGAATGTAGGAGATATAGTTTTATTTGATAGTGTTACTTTACCAGGTGGTACAGGTTTTTCTGCGTCAGACTTTGAAGATAAGAAGTTTCAAATTATTACTGTTCCAACTCCAACTACTTTTACAATTACAATGGGATCAGCTGCAACCGGTACAGTTGCGACAGGTGGTAGTATAACTTTAAAACCTTATGAACCCGTAGGTCCGAGTGCACAATCTTATGGTTATGGTTTTGGTATTGGAAACTATGGTGGTACCATTACAGGTGCTTTACAAAATGATTTAGACGGAGCGTTGAGCGCAGACACAGCTGGTAATAATGGTTCAGCAACACAAATTAGATTAACATCAACAACAGGTTTTCCAAGTCCAGCAGGTACAATAGCTGTTGGTGATGAATTAATAACTTATACTGGTGTAGTTGGTAATGAGTTAACAGGTATAACAAGAGGTGCTTTAGGTACAGCAACAGCAGGCACATCAAATGGTCAAGCACATAGTGATGGTGCAACTGTTACAGACGCAACTAACTTTACAGGATATGGTAGTGCAGTTTTAGCATCTACAGTTACACTTGAACCTGGTCTTTGGTCATTAAATTCTTTTGGTGAAGTTTTAATTGCTACAATATTAAATGGTAAAACTTTTACTTGGGATGCAGGTGTTGCAAGTCCTACAAGTAATAGAGCATCAACATCAACAAGTGGATTTGAAACTACGAACGCTCCTACAGCAACACGAACAACTTTGATATCTCCAACAACAAGACACTTAATACATTTCGGAACTGAAATAACTATTGGTTCACCAGCGACTCAAGATGATATGTTTGTCAGATTCTCTGCAGATGAAAGTATTAATGAGTATACTATTCAAGCAACCAATACAGCCGGTTCGCAAAGACTTCAAGACGGAACGCGGATCATGGGTGCGTTAGTTGCAAAAGAAAATATTCTAGTTTGGACTGATAATGCTTTATATACAATGAAGTTTGTAGGTGCACCATTTACATTTGGATTTGAACAAGTAGGTACAAACTGTGGATTAATAGGACAGAATGCAGCTGTTGAGATAGATGGTGTTGCATACTGGATGTCCAATAATGGTTTCTTTTCTTTTGATGGTACCGTTAACTCTTTACCGTGTTCAGTAGAAGATTATGTTTATGATGATATTAACACAACTAAAGGACAACAAGTTTGTGCTGGTATTAATAATTTGTTTACAGAAGTTATATGGTGGTATCCAACATCTAGTGCTACATTTAATGATAGATCTGTTATTTATAATTATGGAGCAAAAGCACCTCCAGGTGAAATGGGTAATTGGTACACAAATACAAATACTAATTTTAACAGAACAACTTGGATTGATTCATTAATATATCCAAAACCTTATGCGACTGCTTACAATAGTTCTAGCACAGGAACTTTTCCTGCAATTATAGGTGAAACTGGATTAGGTCAAAGTGTTTTATTTGAACATGAAATAGGTACAGATCAGATAAACCCTGATGGTACTACAACCGCTTTACTTTCTTTTATACAATCATACAATTTTGCTTTACAAACAGATCAAGGTATTGGTGAATACTTTTTAGCTATGAGAAGATTTTTACCTAACTTCAAAGTATTGACCGGAAATAACCAAGTAACAGTATCAGTTTCTGATTATCCGTCAGAAGATGCAACAGCTACTACTTTAAGTCCCTTTACAATTACATCGTCTACAACTAAAGTAGATACAAGAGCAAGAGGTAGATACGCTAACGTAAAAATAGAAAACACAAGTTCAGGTGAATCTTGGAGATTTGGTACATTCCAAGCTGACTTGCAACCCGATGGAAGAAGATAATGACAAAAATAGTAGTAAGATTACCAGAACCTAAAAAAGAATACAGTGAAGATAATCAAAGACAGATTAATAGATCTTTAGCTTCGATAGTAGAACAATTAAACTCTACATTTTTAAGACAACAAAAAGAAGACCAAGAACGATTTACTTGGTTAGGATTAGGGTAATGGCAAATATATATAAGAACGAAAAAACAAGTTTAACAAGTACAGCACTTACAACTTTGTATACTGTACCCACTAATTCAAGAGCCATTGTTAAATCTATAAACGTAGCAGAAGACGCTGGCAGTACATCAGTTGTAAAACTAACTTTAACTAACTCATCAGGCACAGCTTTCGTAATTGATAATGATATAAATTTAACTGCTAACCAAAAAGAACAAGTGTTAACAGAACCTTTAATTATGGAAGAAAGTGAGATATTAAAAGTGCAAGCGGCTAGTGGAGCGGTGGACGTCATTGCATCAATATTAGAAATAAATAGGGAGGACAAATAATGTCGTTTATAGAAACAGAAGCCTCTATTAGGTATGAAACAATCAATGGTAAAAGAGTGCCAGTGATTACGCCTAAATGTGAGGTAACATTAACCAATACAGTTACAGGTAAAGAATATATGTCAGACGCAGAAGCGTTGGCAGACGTGCAAAATCCTGAAACTTCTACGGAATCTGGACACATCAGAAGAGATGTAAAAGTGACTGTTGAAGAGGTACCTTTGGGCGCTGCTACTAATATATTCTAGATTGACTGCGAGTAAAAAAACAAGTAAAATGCACGATACTGCATATATCAAGCGTGGCAGCCTTGCATTTCACTAAATTAATTAGAGACATATTATGGGATTCGGAAAAGCATTTAAAAGAGTATTCAGACCAGTTCGTAAAGTAGTAAAGAAGATTATACCTAAAGAAATAAAACCTTTTTTACCTTACGCTGCTGCTGCCTTTGGGCCAGCAGGTTTAGCAGGGACACAATTTGCAACAATGAATCCAGCTTTTCAAAAAGCATTAATAGCTGGAATAACTTCAGCAGCCACTGATGAACAAGGTAATCCATTAAGAACAGCATTATTAGCCGGAGCACCTGATGTATTATCTAAAGGTTTGGGCAGTGCTGGTAGAGTTTTAGGTAATGTAAATCCTGAATCTAAACTAGCACAATTTTTAGTTTCTAAAGGAACGGGATTAGAAACAACTTTAAATAATCCTGGTTTAAATATGAGCACAGCAAAAATTCTTGGTGCACAAGCATCAGTAGACCAAGCAGCAAAGTTAGCAGAAATTAATCAAGATGAAATAGATAAGTACAACGAACAATTAAGAAAACAAGGTGTGTTAGATAAAACTAAAAGAAGAACATCCATATATAATATTTACATAAACGCAGGTTATGAACCTGACTATGTAAATAATATGTTAGACAGATATGGATATGCTGAAGGTGGTATACTGGGAGCAGCTGCAGCTAGAATGAGTTTAAAAGATTTTGCAAAAGAAATAAGGAAAAAACAAAAAAAGAAAAAAGAGAAAAAAGCTAGTGGAGGTAGAATAGGTTTTAATAGAGGAGGTAGAGCAGAAATAATTACAGGTCTTTTAAATATAAAAGATGCAGATGGAAATTTAATATATTCTTATGAAGAGGCTGTTGATAAAGCAAATGAAATTTTACCTGATGAAGTAAGCCCTACAGATTTACAAACAGCAGCATCAGGAATTGAAAAAGCTTTTGGTAGAGCTTTTGGTAATGTAGAGCCTGTACCAATGTTAAAATTTGCACAAGGTGGTAGAATAGGTTTAGCAGGTGGTGGTAACTATGAAAGTTATAAAGACTTTATAGAGTCAACGGGTGATGATGAGTTAATGGATCTGTATATAGAATTTTTAGGAACAGGGGACTTTACTAAATTAGGCGATGCATTAAAACGAAAAGGCTATGCTAAAGGTGGTGAAATAGAAATAGAAGAAGAAACAGATGATTTAAATATTCTAGATTTTATGAAAGATCAAGGAATTGAATATGGTGAACAAGCATCATATGGTTATGATGAGGCAATGTCTGACTCGTTTGATATGTTCCAAGATTACAGAAAAAGAGGTTTAATTCCAATGGACATGGAGTTTGATGAATTTTTAGAAATAATGAGAGATTCTAAAAAATCTAAAGACGGTATTATGCAAATGGCATCAGGATATAAAACTGACATAGAAGAAATGTATGAGCAATATGTTTTTGAAATGGAAGAACAAGGACTACAACCAATGTCTTTTTCACAATTTTTAGCTAGAGAAAGAGCAGGTATGGCTGGTGGTGGTAAAGTAAAAAGAAGAAAAAAAGGTGAGCCAGAAGATGAGATTATAGAAACAGAAGAAGAAATTTTTATAGATAATATGCCAAGACCAAAAAAACAAGGGATTCTAGGAGCAGCTGATGGTGGTATAATGGAAAAAGATATGAGAGGTGGTGGATTTATACCTGAAGGTACAAAGGAAAGAGCTGATGATGTACCAGCAAGATTAAGTAAAAATGAATTTGTAATGACAGCAGATGCTGTTAGAGGAGCAGGTGGTGGAAGTGTTAATGAAGGTGCAAAAAGAATGTATGATATGATGTATCAACTAGAAGGAAAAATATAATGGCTGAAACAATAACAAGACAACTCCGTGAACCATTTGTAGAATCAGCTGGTTTAGGTATTACAGATAGAGGGTTAAAACTTCTTAAAGATCCTATTCCTACAACTACGTATACAGGTAGACAATTTGTACAAGATTCCTCTGCATTAGAGCAACAAGCAGCAACAGCTGCAGCAGGTTTAGATACTTTAGTTGGAGCAGATGCTTACAAACAATTTATGTCCCCATACCAACAAGAAGTTATTGATACATCGCTTGCAGCTATGGATAGAGAACAAGCAAAAGGAATCACATCTTTAAGACAAAGAGCAGCACAAGCTGGAGCTTTTGGTGGTGGTAGAGAAGCAGCAGCTTTGGGTGAATATCAAGCAACAGCTGATATAGCTAGAGCAGCACAAGAAGCACAATTAAGACAACAAGGATTTCAACAAGCAAGAGCAGCAGCGGCAGCTGATCTTCAAGCAAGACAAGGTTTAGGACAATTTCAAACTGCAATAGGGGCAGGTCAGAGACAATTAGATCAAGCTAAATTAGCAGCAGATCAAGAAGCCGCTAGAGAAGCAGCGTTTGCAGATTACACACAATTAGGATTAATAGGTCCACAATTAGCATCAGTTATCGGTGGATTCCCAGCAGCAACACAAGTTCAATCAACACCTCCACCAAGTGCTACACAACAATTATTAGGATTAGGTATTGGTGCAGCTGGATTAGCAGGAGCGGTAAGAGGATTAATATAATGAGTAGAATTTTAAGAAGACCAATGTTTAGAGGTGGTAAGGTATCTAGTTATGGCACTGGTATTGCATCTGGTTTAGCTGACGGAGGTATGCCAAAGAAAAGAGGATTAGTAGATGGCCCTGGTGGTTACGCAGGAATAGTGGATATTTATGAACAAATGCAAGAACAAATTCCAGCATATGAGCCACGAGGTTTATCAACTGGTGATTACTTAAGAATAGCTAGTGCAGGTTTAGATGTATTAGGCAGGCCCTCAGAAGGTGGTGGTATTAGCGGAGCACTTGCTACAGCATCGCGACCTCTTGCTAAATTAGGAGCGGATCTTGGAACGTCAATAGACACAAGAGCAGCCAAAGGTAGAGAAGGAAGAGAAGACTTAGTTAAAACTTTAACAGCAGCTCAAGCAGAGTATGATGTAGGTTTAGAAAAAGCTAAAGGTGTTGCTGGATTTATAGAAAAGAAAATAAACGAATTATTTAATCCTGACATTGAAGCAGCAATAGCTGCTGGGGATAAAGAGACTGCTGAGAATTTGAAAAAACAAAAACAAGATTACATAAGAGATTATATTATAAGAGGTCAAGATGATTCGGACTTCCTTGCAATTTTAAGAAACCCAACAGCTTTAGAGCAAGCTGAAGGTGATGCACAACGTATAGTTAAAAATACAATTAATGAAGCCACAGGTGAAAAATGGAAAACAACAGATAAAGGATTTACAGAAAAGAAAAATGAAGAGAAGTTTAGAATTTTAAGAGAAACAGCTAAATTTAATGTAGAGATAGAAACAAAAGCAGAAGGCGGTTTAACAGGAACAATGACTGAAGATGTTAATGTTATGGAACAAACACCAGGTGGCATTGCTGATGTAAACATACAAGAAACAGAAACAATGGATCCCAATAATCCTCAACCTATGCAAGTTTCATATGATGAACTAAGAGCAAGATTACCAAAAGAAATTGGTGATGATATTGTAACATTACTCGCTAACAGCTATGAAGCTCTTGCTGATTTTGCTGCGATCTCTACACAAGCAGACGTGGACAATTTCAATGTTAAATACGGAGTCGAATTAGTATTACCACAGGAGGCCTAACATGGCCGATCCATTTAAAGATATAACTTTAGAACAGTTTGAACAAACTGTAAAAGATATTGATACAAGAAAGAACATAATAGAAACCAATCCTGGTGATAAAGTAAAAGTTGTAAAACCTAAAACAACAGGAGCAAATATTGCAGAGCAATTAAGACGTGAGCCCATGTCTTTTGGATTTGGATTTGCTTTAGATTATATTAATAAAAAAAGAAAAGAAAGAGGCGAAGATTTAATTTTAGATGAACAACTAGAATCAGATCAAACAACAGCTGGTAAAGAATTTCAATCTGCCTTAGTAGGAGCAGGTGCGAATATAGTAGGAGGTTCATTAAGTTTACTAACTATACCTGTTGATTATGCTGCTGATACAAATTTTACACAAAAACTACAAAAAGCTCAAACAGATTTTGTTAGGGATCATGGTAGTCCTAAAACTTTAACCGGTGATATTATTAGAATAGGAGTTCAATATGGTGTACCTAGCACGTTAACTTTAAAACTTGTAAATCAAATTCCTAAACTATTTAATATTCGTAAAAAATATAATGCGTTAAGAGCATCATTATCTAAAATAGAAAACAAATTTTTAAGAAGATCAGCTAAAACTGTTACAAGTATAGCTAGAAGATCTGGTCAAAGTGGTTTATCTTTAGGTGTAGCTGACTTTGTAGTTGCAGAACCTAATAGACCAGTTGTATTTTTTAAACCTGTAAGTGAAGAAGGTAAAACAGGTAAAGATTTAGCAGCAGCTAAATTTATAAACAAATTAAAATTTGGAGCTGAAGGTGCAACGTTTGGTGTTGGATTTGCTCTTGCAGGTAAAGGATTACCTATTGGTGCTAAATATGGATTGTATAAGCCTGGGTCTTTTGTCTTGGGTATAGGAGCTAAAACAGCTGACACTGTACTTAAACCTATATCATATCTAGGTGCAAGAGTGCCTGGATTAAGACAGATTCCAAAACAAACGTTAAGAGGTGCAGACTTTATAGCTGGTTTAGGAACAAAAGTTGTATTACCTGCGTTTGGTGCACCAGTAAAAGCTACATGGAAAGCAACACTACCTGAATTTTCTAAATGGAGAACGTTTTCTGTTGAAAGTGCAAAACCAATAGAAGCAGCTTTAAAAAAATTAGATAATAAATTAGCTTATCTTAGATCATTAGATACTCAAACAGGTGTTCAATATTCTTTAAACACAGCAGCCAGACAAGAAATAAAAAGAGCTGCAAGAAGAACAGAAAAATTATTAGAAAGCATACAAAAAAGATCTTACAATTTAGCTAAATCATTTGAAGGCAGATATAACAAAGGGATACACAACTCACCGGCTAGTCAAGATTATTATTTGGATGGTGTGTTAGAATTTTTAAAAGGACAAAAAACATTAAGAGCTTTACCTAAAGAATTACAGGTTACAGCACAAGCTTTAAAAAAAGATATAGATCAAATACGAAAAACATTTGGTGATTTATTACCAGCGGGTGATTTAAAAACTGCAGTGTTAAAAAATTTAAAAGGCTACATGAGAAAGTCTTTTGCTATATTTGAAAACCCTGGTTACGCAGTAAAAGAAACTTCACCCTTATTTAAAAAAGCAAAACAGTTTGCTCTTAATTTAATTAATGGAAAGGGTGGTGCTGTATTTAGAGTTGAAGCAAGAAAAGTTTTTGGTGGTTCGGGGGTATCTCAAGGTAGAGCTAGAGAACTACAAGCCGAAGCTATGGTAAGAGAAGTTTTAAGATTAGGTAAAGTAGATAGATATGATCCTATTCAAAATTTAAACGAAATTGGAAAATACTTAAAAATAAAAAACTTTATAGCAACAGGTGATGAATTACCTACTGTTATTAAAAATTTATTAGGACAAAAAAATAATTTAAAAGCTTCTGTTATGACAACCATGTCTTCAATGGTAACTCAGTCAACAAATAAAATGTTGTTTGATAGGTTAGCTAAAGAATTACAAAGAGCGGGTATTTTATTTAAATCAGAAGAAGCTGCTAAAAGAGCGGGGATTGCTGCTCCTACAATTGTTTCTGGTGCTAGAGGTATTGGTACTATGAAAACATTATTACAATCACAAAGAAATCCTTTGTACGGAGCCCCAGATTTAGTAGAAGCTATCACTTCTTCTAAAGGAATGTTAGATGGTCTTTTACAAAGTGGTGTTTATAAAAATGCTTTACAATTAAAAGCAGGAGCACAATATGGTAAGACTGTATTATCTCCAGAGACACAAGTTAGAAACTTTTATTCTGCTATGATGTTCCCTCTTGCAAGAGGGGTAATTGGTGGAAGAGCTTCAGCAACAGATGCCATTGCAATGGTAGCAGATGATATATTTAATGCTGGTAAAGGTAATGCACAAGCAGAATTAAAATTACTGGCTAATATTGATGAGGGAATTAAGTACGGTGTGTTAGATGAAAACATTGTAGCGTCAGAGCTTCAAGCAGTATTAAGAGAAGTAAGAAATGGTAAGTTTGCAAGTGTAGAAGGATTGGCTAAATTTTTAGAAAAAAATCCATTTACAGAAAAAGCAGCACGAATGTATGCTGGAGGTGATAACGTTTGGAAATGGTTTACATATAATTGGTACAAATCGTTTACAAAAGATTTATTTAAAAATGATATACGTAACGCTAGACAATGGTTTAAAGAAATAGCAGGACGAGATTTATTAGATACAACTTTAACTGGACAAAAAGTAGATATTAATGAAGCTATCAGACAAGCAGCTGCTTGGTACACAAGAAATACAATTCCAACTTATAGTAAAGTTCCTAAAGCTATTATTGGTTTAAGAAGAACACCTTTTGGTAACTTCGTTGCCTTTCCCGCAGAAATGACAAGAACTACTGCAAACAATCTTTTTATATCAATGAAAGAAGCTTCATCAACTAATCCAGAATTAAGAGCAATGGGTCTTCGAGGACTGCTTGGTTTATACACAGTGTTAGGTGGATTAAATATGGGAGTAAAAGGACTGTATAGTCAATTTACAAAATTAAATGAAGAAGACATGGCAGCTTATAGACAATTTTTTGCACCAGAATATCAAAGAAACGATAACATTGTTGCGTTGACTAAAGCAGACAAAGGAAGATTTAAAGCTGTAAGTTTAGGAGACTTTGTTCCTCAACATGCTGTAACAGAACCTATTGAAGCTTTCTTTGCAAAGAAAAGAGAAAAAGAAATAGTAAAAGAAAACTTAAATTTTGGAGACTATGCTAATATTATTTTTGGAAAAGGAGGTCCTGTTAGAACTTTTCTTGAACCTTACATTTCACAACCTATTGGTTTTCAACCTTTCGCCGAAGTATTTAGTGGGAGAAAAAAAACAGGAGGAAGAATTTGGAGTGGTTCAGATAGTGATTGGGAAAAGTTTACAAAAAGTCTTAAACATATAGGTGATGTAATAGAGCCAGGTATAATTTCAACAAGTCAAAAAGTTAGAGATGCTATAATAAGACAACCCTCCGCGTATGGAACAATAAAAGAATCTTCTGACGTGGCTATTGGCGCAAGCACAGGATTGAAACCATACAACGTAGATATTCTGGAGAGTATAGATGGCATTATTACAGATTATAGTAAAATTAGAAGTGAAGTTTATACTGCTGAAAAGTTTTATACGCCGTTAGATATTAGAGCAAGAACAGGACAAGTTTTAGTTGATGAATTTATAGCTGTGCAAAGAGAAGCATTTAGATTACAAAAAGAAGTCTATGAAGCTATTCAAGCAGCTAAACGATTTGATATTGATGAGTACGACATTAGACAAAAATTTAAAGAGAGAAAAGGTATAAGTAGAAAAACTATTAACAGTTTGTTAAACGGTGAGTTTGTACCAGTAACTTTTTCTGAACCCAGATTTAAAAAGAAAATTAAAAAGATTAGAGACAACGAAGAACGATTTGGTTATTCATATAATTTATCTGATGATGATTTATATCCAAAATATGAGTTAAAAGATGTTATATCTAACTTAAAATATAATTCTCTAAGTGAAGGGTTCTACTATGACCAACAAGATTTAAGAGGTGAAGCTCCTGTAGAGAATATAGAAGTAGAACAAGTAGCAGAAACACCACAACCAGAAATCAAAACCCCACCACTACCCAAGCAACCAGAACCGGTAGTGCAACCAACAGCAACAAATATAATACCAGAGACAGGGTTGACAGTAGCAGAAACTGCATTATTATCGCCCGACGAACGAGCAATAAGATTAAAACAAAGAGGCATTGGCTAATGGCAATAGAACCTAAAACAACACGAGAACACATTTTATCTTTGTATGGACACATTTCAGGTGTCAAGAAAAATTTAAAACACGTACACCAAGATGTAGAAAATTTGGGCGGCAAGATAGATAAAATCTATTGGGTTCTTTTAACTGTTGCGGGAACTGCAGTAATCTTTGTGTTGGAAAGGATGTTTGGATGAAACTAAGTCAGAACTTTTCTTTAAAAGAATTAGTAGCTTCGCAAACAGCGGATCGTCATGGTATTTCTAATCAACCTACAGATGAACACATAGAAAATTTGAAGTTGCTTTGTGAAAATGTATTGCAACCTGTAAGAGATGAGTGGGGAGTTGTAAGTGTATCATCAGGATACCGTTCTGAAATTTTATCAGAAAAAATCGGGAGTAGTAGAAAATCCCAGCACTGCCGTGGCCAGGCAGCCGACTTTGAATGTTATGGAGTTGACAATAGAGAATTATTTGACTGGATCACTCAAAACCTAGAGTTTGATCAAGCGATTTTAGAATTTTACGACGGCGACGCAAATAGCGGATGGCTACATGTATCATACAACGAAGAAGGCAACCGAAAACAAACTTTACGTGCCTTCCGTAATGATGCAGGTAAAACTCAATACGAAGAGATCTAGCGTCATGAAGAACAGCCTCCTGGTTCATAAACATTTAATTATTCGTGCGGAGGCAGTAAGACCACCAACAGACGAAGAACAATTACAAGAATGGATGAGAGGTTTTATAGAGTCTATAGATATGAAAGTATTTATGGGTCCTTATGTAAAGTATTGTAATATGCCAGGTAACAGAGGTATTACAGCTATTGCAATTATAGAAACATCTCACATTGCCATGCATATTTGGGATGAGCCTAAACCTGCACTAATGCAAATGGATGTTTATAGTTGTGGTGATTTTAGTCCTACAGATATTTGTAATAAACTTATGAAAGATTTTGACATACACAAAATAGAATATAAATACTTGAACCGAGAAACAGGATTAGTTGATCTCTAATCATTGAGGTTCATCTCCCTCACAAATATAACCTATAACCTTTTTACCCTTATAGGTATGATAATAATGATTAGTCATAAACGTTTTCTTTTTCTTTTCAACAGTGGTAATATTAGAATGAAACCAACTACTACAACTATCTTGTATTTCAAATGTGTCTAATTTTATATCTCCACCAAAGGTGAGATAAAGTAATGTGATCATTATGGGTTTCATTCTCTATCATCATGCCATCGTTCATTAATCTTACTAGACATCCAATATGCAATTGGAATACATAGTATAAAAGTTATTTCGGCTGCTCTCAATATACTCACATCCCAAAGTTTGTGTACAATGTGATGAATTATTATGGGTGCAAACGCACCAACACATACTAGTATAGCCATTCTTATGTAAAAGGGGTATTTCATATCCAATCTTGGACTGTATCACCCATTACCGTAGATGCAATATTAATTTTTTTTCTTAGCGCCTTAATAATCTTTTCATCAACAGTTTTTTCTGCTATGAGATCTACGTATGTTACTGGCTTATGTTGACCTATTCTGTGTGCTCTATCTTCTGATTGTAATCTTTTTTCTAGATCATAACTATTAGAGTAATAAATTACGTTACTAGCTGCCGTTAATGTAATACCATATCCACCAGTTTGAGTATTACCTACAAAATATCTAACTTTTGATTTAGGGTTTTGAAAATCTTTAATTGCTTTTTGTCTATCTTCCGAAGATACTTCTCCATAATATTGAGCCACACATCCTTCATCATATTCTTTTTCTAACGCTTTGGTAATCTCTTTGATATCGTGTACATAGTTAGCCCATATAATAACTTTACCTTCCATTTCATCTATAACATCAATCAATTCTTCTATTCTTGAGTGTTTAAAATTAGTAATCACACCATCGTCAGATTTTAAATGACCACATGTAATTTGGTGTAGTCGCATCAGTTGTGTCAATACGTGAGGAGCTGTAGCCATCTTACCTTTTAGTTGAGCGAGGGCCGCGGATTTCATTGTGGCATAAGCTTCTTTTTGTTCCTTAGTTAGTTCTACTGTTCTGTTCATAAATATTTTTTTAGGTAGATCTAAACAATCTTTTTTCTGCACCCTGTAAGAAAACTCTTTAAGTATCTCTTCTAATTCATCTAATCTTTGATAACTACCTACGATTTGTACTCTTCTACCACCAAAATTTCTATCTACCATTACAGCGTATCTGTTTCTAAATGTATAATAAGATACATGTCCCAAGAGTTGTTCATCTAAAAAAGCACATTGGCTATACAAATCTAGTGGTGATTTAGTTACGGGTGATCCTGTAAGAATACGTCTGTATTTTGCGTGCTTACCAAGCAACAATATGTTTTTAGTTCTTTTAGCATTTGGATTTTTAATAGTTGTAGACTCATCCACAGCCATAATTGTTTTATGGGTTCTTAAAAATTTATACGCAAACTCTACACCTTTTTTTGTACTAAAAGCTTCAACATTCATGATAAGGATGTGAAGGTCTAGGTCTGGTTCAAATAATTGTTGATACTCTTTATCCTTTGTTTTGGATGTTGTTGCAGTCCATAGTACCATTTTGGGTTTTATGTGGTCAACTAAATGATTTGGTATTTCTTGAGACAACCAGTTGGTGTAAACACCTTTTGGTGCTATAATCAATGCCCCATTTATTTTGCCCTTATCATAAAGCATAGACATATTATCGACGAGCACTTTTGATTTTCCTGTACCCATCTCCATAAAATAGCCATATTCTATTTTATCCCACGATTTTTTCAACGCAGTAAGCTGATGCTTATATGGTCTTGTTTTAAATTTATAATTCATATACTTTCTACTTGACATATATATAAGAATGTTTATATCTATGTCAAGAGCAAAATAGAATGAAGAATAAAATTTTTGAATTATATAAACCAAATTCGTTAAAGGAGTTTTTAGACTTTAGTAAAAACAACCCTAATGAAAAATTTGTGTATGTATTACAGCATCCACCTGCAAATATAAATATATTAGGTGCATCAGACTTTGGTTATCTAGTAATTTGTTTGCCTAATTATGGCCCAGATTCACAGATAATATTCAGTTCAAGTCCATTTGTTTTTAAGATGCAAAAAAATTTACGAGATTTTAGAGAACAAGATTATGTATTGCTCACAGGTGATCCAGCTATTATTGGTATCTCCTGTGCAATCGTTTGTGATAAAACAAACGGTAAATTTAACCTCTTGAAATGGGATCGAAGAGAGGCTAAATACTATCCAATAAATTTCGATCTCTATCAGAAAGGATAATAATGAGTGAAGTAAAAAATATGATGTTAGAAGACACAAAAGATATGTTAGATAACATTGAAATAACGGACATTGCACAACAATGTGTATTGTTAAAAAAGAAAGAAGACGAGGTAGCAGAACTAGAAGATAAGTTGAAAGCAAAGAAAGCTGAAGCTGATGATATTAGTTCTAGAGTTATACCAGAACTTCTTCAAGAACAGGGATTACAAGAAATTAAACTAGCAGATGGTAGTAAAGTTTCTGTAAAAAAAGAATTTAGGGCTACTCTTCCAAAAGATAATTTAAGAAGAGAAGCTGCCTATCAATGGCTTCGAGACCAGGGGTTAGGAGATATTATTAAAAATAATGTTTCTGTAAGTTTTGGTAGAGGAGAAGATAACAAGGCACAACAATTGTTGGACCTTGCGGTTGCTAATGGTTTTACACCACAGCAGAAATCTGATGTGGCGTGGAATACATTGACAGCCCTATATGAGGAGCGTGTCAAGGCCGGCCTTGACATGCCTTCTGATGTTTTTAGTCTATGGATTAAAGACAAAACAAAAATAAGCCGGAAAAAATAATGGAGGATGAATAATGGCTAATGAAATAAAAGCTAAACAAAACGGATCTGTTGCCCTGTTCGGTAACGATCTGCAAAAAGGTTTTGAAAACATGACGCAAGACGATATGGCGTTACCGTTTATCAGAATCTTAGGACAACTATCTCCGCAGGTGACTGACGGTGATAGCAAGTTTATAGATGGTGCTAAACCAGGTATGATCTATAATACTGTTACCAACGACTTGTTCGATGGTAAAAAAGGTATCAAGGTTATTCCTTGTTACTACAAAAAAGACTATCCGGAATGGTCTGATAGAGGTGATGGTCCAGGTGCTCCTGTGGCTACACACTCACCAGGTAGTCCGGTTATCCAAACAGGTAAAAGAGATGGCTCTAAAATTAGATTACCAAACGGTAACTACTTAGAAGAGACTGCTTATTACTATGTAATGGTAGAAAACAAACAAGGCGGATACAGTCCTGCTTTAATTACTATGAAATCAACACAGTTGAGTGTCAGTAAGAAATGGAATTCAATGATGAAGTCTGTTCAGATTGACGATGGTAAAGGCGGATTTGCTGTGCCTCCTATGCATGGGGTAGTGTATACACTTCAATCAAATCTACAAAAGAACGATAAAGGTTCTTGGTATGGTTGGGTAGTAAACATGGACAGAATCATGGGACAACAAGATAAGACTTTGTATTTAAATGCAAAGGACTTCTCTGGAAACGTCTCAAAAGGAAACGTGCAAACAAAAGCTGATGTGGAAGAGACATCACAAACTAAAACACCGTTTTAGTTTTATGAAGGGGAATCGAGAGGTTCCCCTTTACAAATTAATTAGAAATGATAATGAAGACAGAAAAATTTAAAAATATATTTGAAGGATTAAAAATAGCATATGGACAATACCAGAAAGGCGAAAGAAGTGAAAACGGAAAACAACAAGGCAAGGCATTCATTGTTCGAAAGAATGTTAGCGATGATTTGTGGGAGAACCATTTACAGGGAAAAGGTCCGGCTTTGGGCATCATCCCCATACGCGAAGACAATGCGTGTCGTTGGGGCTGTATTGATATTGACAGTTACAATCTCGACCACGGCGGCCTCATTCAAAGCATACGAAATCTTAATTTCCCCTTAATAGTTTGCCGTTCTAAATCAGGCGGCGCACACGTATTTTTATTTACAAAAGATTTTATTTCTGCAGCCCTCATGCAGAACACACTTAAAAAAATTGCAAAAGTTTTAGGATACGAAGGATCCGAAATATTTCCCAAACAAACAGAAATACTTGTGGAACGTGGGGACACAGGTAATTTCTTAAACTTACCCTACTACAATGGAACAAAAGGATTACGATATGCTATCAACGATAGTGGCTCCTCTTGTACACTTGAGGAATTTTATAAGCTCTATGATGTTCATGCGTGCACAGAAGCACAAGTCAAAGAGATCAAGATTGAAGAGAAAACAATAGAAGAAGCTTTTCCTAGTGGACCTCCTTGCTTAAACAAACTGGCATCAGTTGGTTTTGGTGAGGGGTCAAGAAACAATGCATTATTTAATATAGCTGTATATTACAAGCAAGCACATCCAGACAGTTGGGAAGATAAAATTGTAGAAGCTAATTTAAAATATATGGAGCCCAAACTAAGTAATAGTGAGGTTCAACAATTAATTAAATCTGTAAATAGAAAAGGCTATGATAAATATAGATGTAAAGACGCACCAATTAACGCGGTCTGTCAATCGGGTTTGTGTAGAACAAAACGTTTTGGTGTAGGTTATGGTGAAGAGGAGATGCCTGTATTAGGTAATCTTACTAAATACAAATCTACTCCACCTCAATGGTTCTTAGATGTAAGTGGAACGCGGATCGAATTAAAATCAGAACAATTATATAGTCCGCCTTTGTTTGCTTTGGCCTGTCTTGATCAAGCTAATTTAGTTGTGCCTGTTCCAAAACCAAAAGATTGGAAACAATATTTTTTAAAACCAATGATGCAGAATTTACAAGAAGTAGAGCCGTTAGAGTCTTTAGATCCCATGAATCAAATTACAGGGTTACTACAGGATTGGACAACCAATAGACAATCAGCAAGAACAATGGACGACATATTTAATAAGCTGCCTTTTACAGAGGAGGGTTTTACATATTTTAGAATGGATGATTTTTTTGCCTTTTGCAAAAAGAATAATTGGGATCAAGATAAAACTAAAACAGGTAATCTTATAAAAAGATTAGAAAATGTTTTTGTAGATGAGGTCAGGATACCAATTAAAAAACAATACCCAAGACTCATCAAAATAAAAACTATGAAAAAAGTAGAAACAAGTATATCAAAAGTTGAGTATCACAAGGAGGCATTTTAATGAAAAACGTAAGAGGTATAAATTGGAATTTAAGATATCGGTTAGAGAAAGGTAAAAACGAAATCTTAAGAATGAAAATAGATATATTAAGAAAGAGGTTAGCAAAATATGAAGACTATAATACTAGGCCCACCGGGGACAGGGAAGACAACAACGTTATTGAATTTAGTAGATCAATTCATCCAACGGGGGATTAGGCCAAAACAAATAGGATACTTTTCTTTTACTAGAAAAGCAGCAAGAGAAGCAGCAACAAGAGCAGCTGAAAAGTTTGGTCTTGATGCAGAAAAAGATTTAGAAAACTTTAGAACCTTACACTCTTTTGCTTTTAGTCGTCTGGCTATGACTAAAGAAAAGATGATGACCAGTGAAGATTATAAAGAGTTTGGAAAATTAGTTGGCATTCCCATAAAAACAGGTAAACATTCAGAGGATGATGGCACGTTTAATTCTGATAATGAATATTTAACTATTATGAATACAGCTAGGGTTAAACGTATGGACCTGTTAGAATACTATGACTCTAGACAGAACATATTAGATATAGAAAGAGATACACTTTATTTATTATCCGAAGAACTTAAAAGATATAAAAAAGAAAAAGGACTAAAAGATTTTACAGACTTACTAGAAGAATTCATTGCACAAGAAAACAAACCAAACTTTGAAGCATTGTTTATTGATGAAGCACAAGACTTGTCTTTAATACAATGGGACATGGTTAGATCAATGTGGACAAACGCAAAGAAAACTTACATTGCTGGAGATGATGATCAAGCTATATTCAAATGGGCCGGTGCAGACGTTGATCATTTTATTGCGTTGAAAACAGAAGTCAATGACATCAAAGTATTAGATCAATCATATAGAATACCAGGTGGACCTATACACGAACTATCACAAAAGATAATTAGTAAAGTACAAAATAGATTTGATAAAGATTATAAACCTAGAACTGAACATGGAATACTTAAAAGATATTCTGATGTTACACAGGTTAACATGTCAAAGGGGAACTGGTTGGTCCTGTCTTCAGCCAATCATTTCCTTGATGACGTAAAAGATTTATGTGAATTACAAGGTTGGTATTATCAACACAAAGGGTGTAATTCTGTGCCACTAAAACTTTTGATAGCTTTAAATAACTGGGAGAAATGGCGTAAAGACGAAAAAATTTTAAACACTGTAGAGATAAAAAATATATACGAATATCTTGGTGATAAAGTCTTGCCTGGTTTTAGATCTGGTAAAACTTTGCATTCTGATACAAAATATTTAATTAAAGATTGTAGAGCTGAGCATGGTTTGGTTACCTCAGATGTTTGGTATGAGGCCTTTGATGGTTTAGATACTATCACAGAAAACTACATTCGTAACATGCGGGCGAATGGAGAACAGATAAACAAAAATCCGCGTATCATTATGTCAACAATACATGGAGCAAAAGGAGGAGAAGCCGACAAGGTTTTGCTTATGCAAGATCTGACCAATGCAGCGTTAGAAACTTTTAGTCATGACCCTGATGAATTACATAGATTATTCTATACTGGAGCGACGAGAGCGAAGCGTGAACTGCATGTGTTAGATCCAAAGAACTTTGATCGAGCTTATATATTATGAAGTCATTAAAAAAACAAATTGGAGGACAACACTACCAGGATTTTGTCATTCAGCCAGCAGAATTTATTAACAAGAATAGGTTGCAATTTGCGGAGGGGAACGCTATAAAATATATAGTGAGAGCATCAAAAAAAGGTGGGAAAGAGGACCTTCTTAAAGCTAAGCACTATATTGATATGATAATCGAAAGGGATTACACATGAGAAATACTCAAATGCCTCTGTTCACTCCTGAAACAGAATGGGTTATGCCAGATGAGTTGAGAGATTTGCGTGGCGCAAAAGAAATAGCAATAGATTTAGAAACAAATGATCCGCACTTGAAAGAGTTAGGCTCTGGTAATGTCACTGGAAAAGGGCACATTGCAGGCGTTGCGGTGGCCGTAGAGGGCTGGTCAGGCTATTATCCGATACACCACGAGCAAGGTGGTAATATGGACAAAAATCTGGTGTTAAACTGGTTAAAAGATTTGTTTAAACAAGAGGACACGACCTTCATTTTTCACAATGCTATGTACGATATTTGTTGGTTAAGGTCAGCAGGACTGACCATTAAAGGACCCATAATGGACACCATGATAGCAGCGTCTTTAATTGATGAAAACAGAATGTCATATCAATTAAATGCTCTCTCCAAATTTTATGTAGGCATAGGTAAGGATGAAAAAATTTTATTAGAAGCTGCAAAAGAATATGGATTAGATGCTAAAGCAGACATGTGGAGATTGCCACCAATGTTTGTGGGTCAATATGCAGAGCGTGATGCAGAGGCAACTTTAAAACTTTGGCAAAGATTAAAAGTAGAACTCTACAATCAAGAATTGATGGACATATTTAATTTAGAAATAAAATTATTTCCTTGTCTTGTTGATATGAGGTTTAAAGGAGTGAGAGTTGATTTAGAAAAAGCACAAAATATTAAACAAAATTTAATTAAAAGGGAAGAAAAAATTATACAAAATATTAAAAAAATGACTGGTGTTGACGTAGAAATTATGGCAGCCAGAAGTATAGCAAAAGCTTTTGATAAATTAAAACTTCCATATGATAGAACTGAGAAAAGTAAAGAACCAAGCTTTACAAAAAACTTTCTACAGAATCATCCACACGAATTAGCAAGATCAATTGCAGAAGCAAGGGAATTAAACAAAGCACACACAACATTCATAGATTCTATTACCAAACACGAACACAATGGTAGAATACATGCAGATATAAATCAGATTAGATCTGACCAAGGTGGTACGGTTACAGGTAGATTTAGTATGTCTAATCCAAACCTACAACAAATACCTGCAAGACATCCCGAACTTGGCCCAATGATTAGATCTATATTTATTCCAGAAAAAAAACATGTTTGGGGTTCATTTGACTACTCACAACAAGAACCTAGAATTTTAGTGCATTACGCAAAACTACAAAATTTAGAGGGAGTTGATGAAATTGTAGACGCATACAACGCCGGAGACGCTGATTTCCATCAGGTCGTGGCCGATATGGCAGGCATAAAAAGAAAGCAAGCTAAGACGATTAATTTAGGTCTTATGTATGGGATGGGTAAAAATAAATTGATGGCTGAACTAGGTTTGATGAAAGAGTCAGCAGAGAAATTAATTAGGCAGTATCACATCAAAGCACCTTTTGTAAAAAAACTTATGGATAATGTATCTCGTAAAGCAAATGACAGAGGTAAGATCAGAACTTTATTAGGTCGTGCGTGTCATTTTGATTTATGGCAGCCAGTGCAGTTTGGTGTGTTCAAACCCTTACCATTAGAACAAGCAAGAAAAGAATATGATGAGCCATTAAAAAGAGCATTTACTTACAAAGCATTAAATAAATTAATACAAGGATCTGCGGCTGATATGACAAAAAAATCTATGGTAGCTTTATATGAAAATGGTATAATACCACACATACAGATTCATGATGAGGTAGATATCTCTGTAGAGTCTGACAAAAAAGCAGAAGAAATAATACAGATTATGGAAGCTGCTGTTGAATTAAAAGTCCCTAACAAGGTTGATTATGAGAAGGGAGAGAATTGGGGTGAAATCAAATAATAATGGCATACTTAAATGCAAACATACCAGCAACCTATGCACAAATAAGGAGAGAGTATTTATATGACCTTAAAAAACATCACGGAGAAGTTGAAGACTGCATTATCTTTGGTTTATCGAGTCTTGGTGGGCGTGCTATCCTTTTTCATGGAATTATGGAAAATGGAGCTATCTACTATCGTCTACCGATATCTGCGTTTATTCAAAGAGGCTTTGACCCAAAGGACGTTCCTAAACGTAGACTTGATGAGTTGGAGCTTTGGAATTCTTTCTCTTACTATCCTACTGTTACTTCTTGGAATATTTTAAGCGCAGCTTCAGGTAAATACATTGGTAAAGATAAAAAATGGCATCATGGTAGATATCTATTTACAGTTGACTGGGCCCATCCAGATGGTAATATACTAGACACTGATCATTCAGAGATCCCGCACGAACACAAGTGCGCTCACATAATTGCTCTCGATGATGGCAATTTTGCAGCACAACCTAACAACAGATGTATTTGGGATTTACCTTCTTTTACCGTGAAAGATAATATTCCAGATTGGAAAGTGCAAACAAGTGAGTGGAACGTGGAGGATACTGGTAAATGGAAAACAGAAGACACGGATAACTTCTTCTATGAAATTGAGGAAAAAAAAGATGTATAAAAAATTTATAGAGCCAATTTGGTTTTGGTTCAAAAAATGGGCTAGAAAAATTAAAAGTTATTTTATTAAATAATTCTTATCGGCCGTATAAGATAGAGTGTGTTGGGAGACTAACACACTCGGTACTAAAATTATGAAAACAATACCTGACGCAATAGACGATACAATAAGATTAATTAGAAGAACAATAAAAACAATTAAAAACATAATAGACGTACCTTTATCTTGGATAGAAGTTATAGGTAGTAAAATGAATGTCTATGCATGGAACAAAAGATGGGGAAATAGGGAAAAAGGCTATGGCTACAGAGACGAAGACTTGTAAAGATTGTTATCACGAGTGTCATTGCGACGAGGACTTACACGCTGATGAGTATGGGGTGTGTGTTTGTGAGGAGTGTAAATGTTAACAAGGGAGTCCAGATATGAAATGGATAAAAAAATTATGGAATCGTTATGTACAATGGTTGTTTGATGAACATAACCCAAACAAAAAAAAGTAATTTATGGCGTTAAAAATTTCTGAGTCCGCATCCGTACAAATGCCAATGAAGACGGTTGCTAGTTTGATCGCGATGGTTGCCATCGGGACATGGGCTTATTTTGGCCTGCACGAAACACTCAACAATCACGCCACAAAAATAGAATTAATGCAAAAAGATTTAGAACAAAACACAGAGTTTAGAATTAAATACCCACGTGGAGAATTAGGTCAATCAGCTGGAGAGGCAGAACTTTTTATGATCGTAGAGCATGTTAGTGGTTTATTAGAGGATGTAGAAGTAGAAATTAAGGGTATGAGAAACAATGCCGTTAACATAGAATTTTTAAAGAAAAGAACAGAGAAGTTAACAGAGGATGTAGAGAAGTTAATTAGAAACGGAAGTGGTCATCAATAATGAAAAAAAATAAATTATCTAGATTTGAATGGGTAAAAAAGAATATAGTAATTGTTCCTGTTGTGGCAGCCATATTAGCTGGAACATTTACATCAGTTAGATATGTATTAAGTTTAACTGATACTATTGAAGCAAATAAACAAACTATCGTTAATTTATCAAGAGATTTAACAGTAGCAGAAGATAAGTTGACAGAGGTTGCTACAAGATTATCTGCAGCTGAAGCAACGTGGGAGATGGCAGAAAATTTATACAGACAATTAGCAGATCAAGTAAGGGAACATGCATATGATATCAAAGATCTTAACAGGTAATTTTTTTTGGATTGTTTTCTTTTTGTTTATAGCCACATCAGTACAAGCTAGAAACGAGTATCTTAACAACGGTACAAACACTTGCGCGCAGGGAAGTTTTGATGTTTCTATAGAACAAAGAGAAGATCAATATAACTACAATCATTATAGTCCTAGTAATAATTATGAAAACACTGAGGATGATAGAAGTGTAAGACTTACGTGGAGAAAGTATTTAGGCACAGCATGCACAGATGAGTTTATTGCTGAACAAGAAAAGCAAATGAAAATTAAAACACAATTAGAAGTTATCAAGGAGTGTAAAAGAGTGCCTAGAATTAATCCTCCTCCACCAGAGTTTGCTGAATTAATTAATATGTGTATGAAAGTTGGTGTAATATCGCCATCTAATTTTGTTGGAGACAGAGACTTTGACCCAAAAGTAAGTTACTGGACAGTATTAAAAGAACAATATATGAAGGAGAATCCAGATATAATAACACTGGATAATTATAAAAAATGACAGAAATTGTATTCGCACTTATCTTAACTTTAAACGGAACGATGATAGAACATGTATATAAACCAAACCTCAGCGATTGTTTAAAGTCCAAAAGGATAGCCCAGAACGAGGTAAATCCTGAGAGAGTTGTGTTTTCTTGTAAAAAAGTAAAAGCTCACACAGAGATATACATGGATCGGAAAAAGATCATTAAGATAATTGAAAAAGCCCAATAAAAAAAGAAATCCAATAGCAAGACAATTAAAACACTTTACTTCAAAAGTTTTTAAGAATAAGAAAAGATATGTCCGACGAAAAAAAATGGAAACAGAGAGTTTTAGAGACTGAAATCGTATCGGGGCATTGTCCTGAATGCAATATGTACACTATCTTAGTTGGTTTAGATAGATCTTTTTACAGATGTACAAACTGCGGATATGACGTTGAGCAATGGGTAAATGGTGTGATTAAATACATGAAGGTAGATAAGAACACCAAGATAACTATGATCAACGATGGCAAAGATTAAAGGTTTTTTAAATAAGTCAGTACACGAACCTATTTTTCACAAAACGTCAATCGGACGTAGACCTAGTTTACAAAAAATGAACAAGCATAAACGCAGGTCGCATAAGCCCTACCGGGGACAAGGCCGTTAGTGTTTTTAGTAATCTTGTTTGGAATCATTCTAATGTACATATGAAATTTATAATTATTTTTAGTATCTGTTCACAACTTTATGGCACGTGTCTCCCACCTACAACACATAGTGACATTTATGCAACACATTACGAATGTGCAACTACAGGTTATGGCATAGCCCAAGCAATGATGGCACAAATGGGGCAACATCATGTCAACAATAATCAGGTTGTAATTGGTTTTAGATGTGAACCCAGATTGGACACTTAATTGTTGCCGTGAGCAAGAAAGCTCACGGCAAACAAAAGGTGTGAGAAGAGACCACTAGAATACAATAAAAATTATTTTCTTGCAAGTCTTGTTTTTTTAATATAGTTTCCCATATTAATGATAAGAAAACATAACAATAGAAAGGATAATAATGCGTTATACATATAAAGTTAGAGAACTTAGCTCAGACAAACCAATAGAAGAAATGCAAGCAATGTCTCTAAAAAAGTTAAAAGCAAAGTTAGACCACGCAAAAGAATATAGTGTGGAGTACATAAACAAAAAAGGCAACTTCATTGTTGCTACAATAAAAGGAAAGGAGAACAATGGCTAATCCAAAATATCATAAGTCAGTATCAGTGCCAAAGCCCGCTTGGGACAAGGCTAATTTTTTAAAAGATAAAATTATATTAGATACTGAGTTAAGTATAAGTAAAGTAATAGAAAGTCTAGTTAACAAAGAAGCAAAAAAACATGGCTACAAAAATGGAAAAGCGGACTAAAATATTTTGTCCAAAGTGTAAAGGTAATGGATTCTATCGAGTCCCTTATCACCTGGCAGAAGAAGAAGTCCATGCACAATGTGAAGATTGTGATAGAACTGGGGAACTCTGGATTGAAGATAATCTAGAACCCCATCAACTAAGAGAGAAAGGTGTAATATGAAGAGAAAGAAAGTAAATATAAGTTATATAGCAGGTTTATTTGATGGTGAAGGATGTATCACCACAAGTCAAATTATGAAATATAATTATCAAATGAAGAAAAGATATATGTGTACAACTATAAGGGCAGAGATCTCTAATACAGACTTTGGTTTAATTGATGATTGTTACAAATTCTTTGGTAAGATAGGACATGTCTGTAATATCAAACCAAGAATCACCGTGATTGGAAATAAAACAAAACCTCAAAAGCGTTGGCAACTTACACATAGACAAGTAGAAAAGGTATTGAAGAAACTATTACCTTATTTACGTAATAAAGATAAAGTTAAAAAAGGTAAGTGGGTATTGAAACATTATGCAACATAAATCTATGTCTCAAATGAACAAGGAAAGAAAAAGAAAAGGAAAGAAGAAAAAATATAATGCAGTGTACGCGTATGGTGCAATGCTTAAACTTTTTAGAGAAAACTATGTCAATAAAACAAAGAATAAAATTTAAACAGGTTGACCGGGATAGGGGTACACATTCTGCCAAAGGCGTTTCACTGGACCTAAGCGATGATCCGAAAGGGGAGCGACGAGGCCCGGCGGTAGAGGAGACGAGTACCGAGCGCGACGGAGATCTCCCTACCGATATGATTCGGTTTGAAGAACACTCGGAAGAAGAGTATCGAGCCCACTTAAAAAAATTTTTTAAGGGAAACGATGAAACATAATAATTCTTACATCTATCCGAAGACCGTTAGAACAACGATCGACGGTAAACGACACTATGACATCGATGGTGGTAAATGGAAACTACCTAGTGTGACTACGATATTGGGTGCCACACAGTCAGCCGAGAAGCGCGAATCGTTGGCCAACTGGCGTAAACGAGAAGGCGAGGAGAACGCAGCGAGGATCGTGGCTACATCTGGTGCCAGAGGTACAGCGATGCACAAGATATTGGAAAAATATATTTTAGAACAAGGTTATCTGGACCAAACAGAAGTAGGTAAAGAAGCACACAACATGGCTATAAAAGTTATACAAGAGGGGCTTTGTAATGTTTCAGAATATTACGGGTCAGAGGCAACCTTATATTATCCTGGGTTATACGCAGGACAAACAGATTTAATTGGATTACATAAAGGTGATCTAGCAGTAATAGACTTCAAGCAAACTAATAAACCAAAGAGACGTGAGTGGATTGAAGATTATTGTATACAGTTAGCAGCTTATACAATGGCACACAATTACGTATACCAAACAAGTATTAGTAAAGGTGTGATTATGATGTGCAGTAAAGACAACTTCTATCAAGAGTTTATTATACAAGGACTTGAGATGAAAAAGTATATGCACAAATTTTTAAAACGAGTGGATGAATACTACGAAGAACTGAAAGGAAAAGACTAATGAGAGTAAGAGACTTTCAACAAATATTGGGTAAGTTTACTAACAATGAGAAAGGCACAATTATATCAGATTGTCCTATATACATTGAAACTATGGATGGTAGACTAGAAGAAATAAGAAAGGTAGAGTTACAAGAGAGCAGACTTATCAACTCTCCAGAACCCGCAAGAGTTGTAATTAAGGCAGAATCTATGAAGAGATTTATGTCCCCAACTTTTAAACAAAGTTAATTGGGTGTTCTTATTTTGGACACAATTTGGACACAATTTAGACCAAAAATACAACTTAGTGTTGCATAAATACAACACATACTGTGGCAAAAATGTGACACTGACCACCATAAGAGAAATATTGGGGGCACTGTTTTTTTTTCAGAGTAAAAAAATATGGCGTGGTCACGTGGTCAAAGAGGCTTTTTTGGACTATAAGTGTTGGTATAAGCGAATAGTAGCACTACCAAGACAGCGTTTTTGCGTGGTAGGGCGTGGTCAGAGTTGGTATTCGGCGCGCGCGACCCTTTTTGTTTTTTTTAAAACTTTTTTTGCCCAAATATTTGCCTTATAATGAAATATGCCAAAGAGACGTAAGAAATCTAAATATAAATATGCAGTGATTGGTAAGAAGAAGTATTACTTCTACAAGATAGTCTGGGTTGATCCGTGTGGTGATGCGGGCCATGCAGACGTAGATGAAATGAAGAAGTTAAAACCTGCAGTTATGGTTTCTCAGGCATACATATTTGATAAAGATAAAAATCACGTATGGACATTTGCATCTTACGACACAGAGTCTGCTGTGTTCTCAGATCGTAATTGTTTTCCTAGATCAATAATAAAAAAAATGGAGAAGATACTTACATGAAAAAATATATAGATAAGTTTCACGTGTGGCACATGGTGTACCGACAAGAAATCATATGGTTTGTAGTTGGGTTTGTGCTTGGTGCTATAATACTATGAAGAATAAGACCTTGACGAAGAACATGCCATATGTAAAATGGAATGCTATACCGCCTGTAAAAGGGCCAGATTCACAAGGAGTAACATATGGAAATAATAAGAAGAATATTAGCGTTCGTAAAAAGCCTTTGGGTAAAAATAAACGAGTTCTTTAATCGGATACAGGGAGCTGTTTTGTTCCTGATTCTTGTCGTGACTCTTCTGGGGTAATATCTATTAATGATTTATGATCATCTAGAATCTTGGCCATCTTGGCTTCCAATTCTTTTTCTGACATATTATCTAAATTACCAGACAATATAAGTTTTTGATCAACGTAAAGTCCACCGGCTTTACCTCTGGCTACCTCTGCGTTTATGGCTGCAGACCATGCACCTTTTTTCATTGCATCATCTCTTAACTTTGCAAGTTCACCAAGATGTCTACCAAGATCAATACCAAACTTCTCTTGCACTTCTGCTCTTAACTCACCAATGTATTTTACTACAAGTGGAGATACTCTAGGATTCCTGAGTTCTGATGCTGCTTGTCTAGGCCTTGTCTTGTAACCAGCCTCATAAGCTGCTTCAGCTGCACTCTTTCTGCCCTCGTTATATACCAATAACTCTGCAAATTTAATTTGTCGTTCTGTCAATTGTTTTGGAAGTCCCATACTTGACTTATATCGTAATCTAACGTACAAGTCAAATTGATGAAGATATTATTAATATTACTTGGTTTACTTGGTGCATCATCAGACAAATCGTTTGATGGGACGAGTCTTATAGTGAACAAAGTTATCAAAGGTGTGTACGATGAAAGCAGAGACGAAACTATGGCTCTCACTCAAGAAAAATACCCCAAAAATAAGTTGGACTAGACTAGAATCTTGGGCCTCTTTTGGTGTCCCTGATCTGCTTGGATATGATGATTCATGCGGATTTTTTATGTTGGAGTTAAAAGTTACAAAGACTCACAAAGTATCATTCAGCCCACATCAAAAACTATTTCACATGACCAAGACAAAACGTAATTTTATCCTGCTCGAAGATACCTCTTCTCGCTCCATAAAACTTTATGAGAGTAAATCTATCCACGGTCTGTTGATAGATCACAGAGAAACACCTTCCCTCACAAACAATAATTGGGAGCACGTTCAGCGCTTGTTGCTTGACCTTCCCTTTGACGCTTGAAGCTTGTAGCTTGTCGCTTGTAGCTTGACGCTTGTAGCTTGTGGCTTGGCGCTCTCAACGAATCGCGTAGCATTCTCTGAGTCCAGGAGATCGTTAGGATGGAGCTTGGCGCTTGTCGCTTGTAGCTTGCCGCTGGTAAAGAATGGTTTGCGCCCGGTTGGGTAACCGTTCTTCGCGCACCACTCTTCATGAATCACTTTGATCAGGTTGTAGTATTTACGCCTAGCTGCCATCTTGCTCCGCTTCATTCATTTGGCTTATGTCATCGTGATCCACGATTACATAATCCCAACCTTTTGGCAGGCCGCTGACCTCCGTCACGCAGCCGCCGTATACTTCTATTTTAATTGTTTTATCCATACATCTCCTCGCAATAGTAATCGAGGCCTAGTTCGTCTGCGAATGGTTCAAAGACCTTGTCCCCGCCCCAGTAACCTTCGACCTGCTGCGTGTGCGTGTTTACCCAGACTGTAGGTCCACCTCCGGCCACCATGATCTCGGCGCCCAGGTAACGCTTGCTGCTGTCCACATAATATCTTATATCGTAGGTTCTTTCCATCCAGGCGCTGGCAGTCTTACTGTCTTTGCCTTCAGGGTTACCTGCTGATATGTCGTCCGCGATGCTCTTGCACATCCTGCGGAGCTTACCTTCGCAGGTCTCACTCTTTCTAACTGTACTCATTGTTGTACCTCCTGAACGATGATAAAGCTCACCATATCAGGCCTAAATTCTAAGTGCTCTAAAGCAGCCTTAGCCATCTTTGCCTTCTGCAGGTCCGCGAACCCGTTCTTGCACATTTCGTTGGCTGGCATGTCGTGCTCTTGGCCACGCATGTATTTCATTTTTCTCATTACAAAGTATTTCATATTTTATCCTTTCTGTTTTATATTATATTATCCCAGTATGCTCCACTTGTCAAGCTTGTCGCTTGGCGCTTGTAGCTTCTTTTTTTTGCCATATTCTCTTGGGGACATTTTCAGCGCTTGTCGCTTGTAGGTTGTATTTCCGTTTTTAATTTTATATTTAATGTACCGCTGCCATGGCTCCATCTGTATTGCCAGATCTCCCAGCAATGTCTTTATCTGGCCATCCGTAGCCCGGTCCACTTCTATAGTTATTTTTTTCATCATTTTCCTTTATCATTTAATTGTGGCAAGCTTGTGGCTTGCGTAAGGTCCTCTGTGGGCGATCCCTCTCCAAATCAGATTACTGGAGGGACATAGTCACTCGATCACATTACAACCCATAGTATAAGCTACGCTTTCGCAATAGCAGGCCGGTACGCAAGCTTAAAGCTTGGGCCCGACACAGTCTCAAGATGGATATATTTTACAACCCCAAAGTTTTAACTCCAGCCGTGGTTAACAGCCAGCCACTGTGTACTCGACCCCAGATCCATTGATAGGCGGAATCCCAAAACTTCCCGCGTTCGGACTCACCAATGGATCAGGGGTCAAGCGATGCGTTTTACCTTATCGCGCGACATCTACTTGACCCCAGATCTATCCTGACATATGGCTTATCCCGTAAAGGGCGCGATACCGAATAGATCAGGGCTCAAAGGTGGTCTCCCACCTAGAAGCTTTTAATTATACTCTAGCTCTTTTTAACAAGCTGTCGATGTAGTCGATTGTTGAATCTTCAATAAAACTGAATCCCTTATATCGCTTGTCACGACAGACAATCAGATTTAAAGCTGACAACCCTCTACTCATCTCTTCTATTCTCTCTAGTCTACTAAGACCTTTACTTTTTCTTAGTAAAACTTTGAGAACTTTTTTTATTTGAACTTTATTTAACATAACAACATTATATTATATTATCCCAGATATGTCAATGTTGTAAATTTACAACAGTGTTCATTTTGGGCTTTGTACTCTTCTTTATTACTCGCTTGTGAGTTGTAAATTCTATACACTTCGTCTGAATAATATTCGTGTAACTCACGACAAGGAAATTTTTTTAATTTCCTGTTAATTGCGTTTATTCTTTTATCTTTCCAATTTTTTATTTCTTCTTTCATATTGACAATATATCAATTATGGGATAATATGTCAAGTATAAAAAACAAAGAAAGGACAATATGCAAAAAATACGTATGAACACCGAATACAGAAACAAATTATACAATCGTATAAAAGATGTATTCGAAAAAGAGGACACTCAGGAACGACAAGGTTTCATGGAAGCGAGAGAGACTTTCAATGAAATGCAAGGACATGCTTTTGATGTTGCAAAAGCCGTTGTCAATAGGTCTTATCCTAGTGATGATGTAGCTGTACTACGAAAGTTTAAAAAGAAGTATGGCGACCCATGTGATGTAGTAGCAAAAGATAAATGCTTTTACTTTGCACATAGCGAAGATGTTGATAATGAGGGTGAGAAAAAAGAAACTCAATCACATTTTGACTTTGGATTGTATGGCAATCTAAATGGCAACGAGTATGGTGGTGATGAGGATAGTAAACATTTTGCACACGCATATTATAGGGAAGAACTTAAAGCAAAAGGTCTTAACCCAGATATAATTGCACAGCAATCTGGTAAGGATAGCAACCCACATAAAACTAAACACATTGAAGCAAACGATAAGTTTTTAGGTAAAGGGTCAAGTCATTATCGTAGTGATTGTGATAACATTGGTATGACTAAAACTTTTGATAATCAATTTGAACTTGATGTCATTGGTACAAGTCATTGCAGGTCAAGGGCAATCGCTTGCACTAAAAAAGAATATCAAATCTTTTTAATGTGGCGAGAGGCAAAAGCAAAAGTTGTAAGCACACATCAAACTTGGATTGATAGTATCATAAAACAAACTGACCAATTAAAAATCGGTTTGAAAGCATACAGATATCTAAGTGAGGGTATCGAACTTGCAACTGAACTGGGTGTTCATGTTGATGAAGCAGAATTAATTAAAACTAATTCCACTGGCTTAACAATCTATAACCCTAGTAATCTTGCAAACTTAATTAAAGGTATGAAAAACAAAAACGTATCAAGGGAAGATAAGATTAAGGCAAGACTACAATATGAAAAACAAAGTGTAAATTAACACTTGACATTGTTAATGGGATATGTTATTATTATCCCATTAATAACAAATAGAAAGGAAAATATGTACCTAATAATATCAAGACTAGAGTTCACTATCAGCGACGATAGTTATTCTGTTGAGGCACAAGACACAGACTTCAACATAATAAATGAGAAGTTAAAAGCTCTTCAACTATTAAACACACAAGAAGATAAAACTTTTTTCGTTGTAGATGTTGAGGGAGAAAAAAAAGTAGCAGACGCAGAATATCAACAAGAAAAAGCAAATCATATTGCAAAGTCAGTAAATAGAGGCGAACTTTAAGACTTGACACATATGGGATATTATGCTACAATATCCCATATAACAAACAGAAAGGAAAATATGTTCTACATAACTTACTACGCAAAAAAACACGGCAAGTTTATCACGAGGAAAGGTCAGTATGATAAACCAGACGGAACGAAAGGAAAATCTTTTGTATCAAAACAAGGCACACCTTGTTTAGTATATTGGGATTTAGATAATGACGGTTGGAGAATGGCTGTCGGAGAGGCAAAGGTCAGAACATAATGAATAAAGCAGAATTAATAGGAAGATTATTAATGATATTAGTTGGCTTTGCCGTTGCCATGCTAGGATTAATTTACGCAATACACAGTCAAGATGTCTATTTAGGCATCTTGATTTCCGTTGGGGGTGTTGCGTCAATGTTGGGGGGATTACCTCAATGAGCCATTTTTGGTGTCATGGTCCGAATTGCCATACCTACAGAACACAAGACAGGGTTCGAGGGACTAAAGGTTCTAAGGTTCTAAGGACTAGAAAGGTGAAACAAAATACTCAATATGATTCGTATAACCCTAACAGCATATTTAATTATTTCTGTAGTCAATCTTGTATATTTGATTTTTGGAATGCAAACGCACAAAGAGTCATTGCACTCGCACCAAGAACCGAGCCATTAGAAACACGAATCGAGGACCCAAAGAAAGTTAAGTATGAATATGCATATGGAAGTTATACAAGAACTGAAATAAATAAGCTTGACACAGCCGAATAATTATGCTATAATATCCCACATAAACAGAAAGGAAAATATGAAACTAAATATAAAAGAAATAAAATATATAAGACAATCGCTAGAGCATAGACTTATATATTATCAAAGCAAACCTCAGTACTCTCAGTATGCTGATGAACTTAAACCAATAATAAAAAAGTTTAAAGATGAAGAGGGTTTAAAGGGTAAAAGCATAACTGAAATAAACAGCGAAAGTTAGAAAGGAAAATATGACGGACAATAAAGACTACACAAGACGTAATAGATTCTCTGGGGAATCTATTGAACTAACGCCAGAAGAAGCAAAGAAACATGATGAAATTTTTTATCATGAAGCACTGGCAACATTAGAAGATAAGGAACTTGGAGAAGGTGCCAGCAAACACTGGCAGGAGATGAGAGATAGATTGTCTTGGTTTAGACAACATAATGCGAAAGCATATATGGTGCTTTTGGACTAACATATTTTCCCAGCCTAGTCAATAGGCTGTGTGTCCAAAATGGGTCGGCCCTAACGGGCCGATCAACTACAGGTTGTGCGCCACAATTTTGCCACAATCTTTTTTAATACAACCACAGGTTGTGCGGCCGAGGGGTCCCAAAAAAATGCCGTCTTATTTTTGCCACAATTGACCCCACCCCCCAAACGCAAAAAGGGGTCCCACTCAGATTACCTTTATGCCTTGTTTTAGATATAGATAGGCTATAAAATCGTTTTCAGGTTAAACAGAACTCAAAAAAAATTCTGCACAAAAATTTATGAAACAAGAAATTATAGACAAGCTTCCATCAGACGTCCGTAAAGAGTTTATGAAGTATGCTATAAAACTTGACCAGAAGAAAACTCAAAACAAAGTCAAATCTGATTTCCTTACTTTTGTAAAACATGTCTGGCCTGAATTTATAGAAGGTGATCATCATAAAAAAATTTCTGAAAAATTTAATCGTTTGGCAAATGGTGAATGTAAACGACTAATAATTAATATGCCCCCTAGGCATACTAAATCTGAATTTGCGTCTTATCTCTTACCCTCGTGGATGGTAGGACGTAAACCGGATCTTAAGATTATACAAACAACTCACACAACTGAATTAGCGATCCGCTTTGGACGTAAAGCTAAAACTTTAATTGATAGCGCGGAGTACCAACAGGTGTTCAAGACAAGACTCAGAGAAGACAGTCAAGCAGCTGGTAAATGGGAAACCGAACAAGGTGGTGAATACTACGCAGCCGGCGTTGGCTCGGCAATCACGGGCCGTGGTGCGGACTTACTGATTATCGATGACCCACACTCGGAACAAGATGCGTTGAACGCACAAGCACTAGAGAGAGCTTATGAATGGTATACATCAGGACCAAGACAACGTCTTCAACCTGGTGGTTCTATTGTAGTGGTTATGACTAGATGGAATACAAAAGATCTTACCGGAGCGTTGATCAAAGCACAGAAAGAATTAAAATCAGATCAATGGGAAGTCATTGAGTTCCCAGCTATACTTCCATCAGGTAATCCTGTATGGCCTGAGTATTGGAAGAAAGACGAACTTGAAGGTGTTAAAGCTTCTATCTCGGTTGGTAAATGGAGTGCACAGTGGATGCAAGACCCAACAGCAGAAGAAGGATCTATTATTAAACGTGAGTGGTGGAAAGAATGGGACAAGGGTTATGTGCCTAAATTAGAACACATTATACAATCTTATGATACCGCGTTCCTCAAAAAAGAAACCGCTGACTATTCTGCTATTACAACGTGGGGCGTCTTTTATCCAAACGAGGATAGCGGACCGAATCTAATTCTACTTGATGCCCACAAAGAACGACTTGAGTTTCCAGATCTTAAGAAGGTGGCTTACGATCAGTGGAAGTATTGGAATCCTGATACGGTTATCATAGAGGGTAAAGCATCTGGATTACCTTTAACTTATGAGTTGAGAAAGATGGGGATACCTGTTATAAATTATGTACCTAGCAAAGGAAATGACAAACATGCTAGAGTAAACGCCGTTGCCCCGTTATTTGAGTCAGGGCAAATCTGGGCGCCCGATGAAAAATTTGCAGAAGAAGTGATAGAAGAGTGTGCAGCATTTCCCTATGGGGATAATGATGACTTAGTAGATTCAATGACTCAAGCCGTGATGCGATTTAGACAGGGAGGTTTTATCATGCATCCAGAAGACGAAAAAGATCAAGCGCAAGCTAAGAAGACATATAACTATTACTAATGACTTATCTACGAGCTTTACAATTAATGGTCAGCGCCTATAAGGCAGCTAAAGGTTTTATGCCTAAAGGTCTTGATTTGTTAAAAATAAAAATGAAAGCAAGACAGAAAGCTATCGATTCCGTAAGAGGTAAAATTATACAATTCCCACCAGAAAGAATTACAAATCCATTTAAAGCAAGACCACAACCTCCTAAAACAAAAATAATAAAAGGAATTAAAACAGAAAGAGGACTAGGAGATTTGTTTAAAAAACGAATGGAAAACATAGGAAAGAAGTTTAAAAAAAAAGAGTCAGAAGCAGAAACAATAGCTAGGATGAATAGACAAAACAAAGAAGCTGCACAAAGATTAAGAGATAAAAAGAAACCAAGAGAAGATAAAGCAGAGGGTGGTGTTGCAAGTGCAATTAAAAAAATTAAAAAAAGATTTGGTAAGAAGTCTATAACAACAGCTAATAAAATTAAAAGACCTGGTAACAGACAGCTCTTTGAAGAATTTAACAAAAGAAATAGATAATGTCAGAATTTATATCTATACTTGAAAGAATAAGACCGGGTTATCAAAAAGGTGGTTTAAGTTTTAAAGAGCAAGGTCTTGACCCTTTACCTATAGCTGAACGTAATAAAATTAAAAGCAGATTTCCTAAAAAAAAATTAGATTTTAAAAAATATAAATTTGGTATGCCTAAATCAGATCCTGATTATGAGACAGCAAGGTATCTTGGTAAGAGGTATGTTCAAAGAAAAGAGAGAACAATTAGAGAAAGCAAAGATCCTATTAAAGTAAAACAAAAAAAAGCAAGAGCAGCTGATTACTACAAAAGAGAAAAAATAAATATATTAGAAAGAGCTAGAAAAAAATATGAAACAGATCCTTCGCATAGAGAAAAGATAGCTATATTAAATAAAAAAAATCAATTAAATTTTTATAAGAAAAGTGGATTTTTTCCACCAGGTACAACACCCCAAGAAAATGTGTGGATGGATTTATACCGGTCTTCCAAAAGTGGAGATGGAAGGTATGTTCTTGAACAAAAATATATAGACAAAATACCAAGAAATAAAGATGGAATAAAAGCTTGGTCTAAAGATGGATATCATAAAAAGATAAAATTTTTAGATACTAAAACAGGAGAAAGAATTTCTTTTGGTGGAATGAAAAGTTATTTAAATAAAAAGTTTGGCAAAGGAACTTATGAAAAAGCTTTAGATGGATATAGATTAAAAAATGATTTAAAAAATTTAAGAGTTAAAGTTAGAGGAAAGGAACAAAATTTTGGAACTGTTTTACGAGATGCTGCTAGAACGAAAGGTAAAAAAGGAGTTTTAAGTGCTTTTGAAGTTCATCACCCCTATGGTGTAAAAAATAATTGGTGGAACAATCAAGTTTCTTTACGGGATGCAAATCGTAATTTAATTAGAATTAATAATCAATTAGAGAGAGAATATAAAACAGCTACAAATCAAGCTCAAAAAAAATCTATTTTAAAAAAATTTGGAAAGCAAGTTGATAAATTACCTGGTGGAATTAGTTTGTTTTTTCAAGGTCAACAAGTAGGTAGAAGAACACCAACTCCTACAACTTTATTAACAGAAGGAGCAAAATTTTATAAAGACCCTGCTTTAAGAAGAGCTATAGGAAAAGTTTTAAAAGGTGCAGGTAAAGTAATTAAACCAGTTGGAGTATTAACTGGTCTTGCGGCAATAAACACTGCTATAAAAGCAGGCGAAAGAAATCCTTTTGATTTAGCAGGAGCATATATAACTGGAGATGCTCAAATAGCTACCGATGCTAGACGTATGAGACAAGAACCAGAATTTAGAAAACAACAAATAGCTGGTTTGCCTCAAATACAGCCAGAGGGCTTTGAGCTATTTGAACAAGAAGACTTTACTTCTGTGCCTAGTGGAGGTATAACTTCAGTCAAGGTGTAATTTAATAATAGGATAGAGATATGGTCGATAGCATAGATAAATCATTACCGAATACAGTCGAAGAAATCAAAGACGAACAATTTAAAGAACAAGAAGTACCTGTCCCAGGTAGCGAAGAAGTTATTACAACTGACACAAGTGAAGTTGTGATGGATGCTGAAGGT